CTCTTCTCCTCAATCTGCAATCCCTTGATATCTCCAAGGGCTGTCATGGCTGGGCAATCAGTACCATAGATATCCTCGCCAGTTACATCCCATCTCGGGCAATAAGCCGGGAACATATCAAAGCCCGACTTACTGAGGAAAGTCTTGGCCACATCCCCCGGATCATAATATCTCGACCGGAACTTCTTGTAGCTTGGTAGTATACTTCTGTTTGGGTCGTAGTGGGGGTTAGGTTCAATGAAGTGTACAATCTTATGCCACCCATCCAGCTTCCCCGTTTTGATTTCATTCTGTATTGAAATGCTCAACTTATCCATTTCAAAGCGCTCTAACATCTGGCCAGCCGTCATTTCAAACTCGCGTGCGAGAGTGTCAACTTCATAACGAGCATTCTGTGATATCCAGTACGAGCCGGCTGTGAGCGTGTAGAACCTGGCTACATCCTCAAAATCATCTTCATGTAACATACACCCTGTGCCGAATAGCAGAAGTTCTCCTATCATCACAGGGGCCATGTTATACAGATTCCCACTGTTGAAAATCTGTAGCATCAACTTCTCAACCTGCTCCAACCACAGCTTGACGGGGCCAAACTCCATCAGGTCTCTGTTAAACGTGCGAAGCTTTAACCACGGCCGGGCGGGACTCATGATCCCAGCGTACATCCCGGCTCTGGCTATCTGGTGTGATTGGGTGGCCTTACTATTGATAATACTCTGATGTTTCTTCTCACCTTTATTTCTATCCTGAGAGAAGAAGCGACCACGGCGCGGCTTGATGAATTGCTGTAACTCTTTATAGTGAGGGTCGAAGCTTTCACGCTCCATCTTCATAGCACTCAAGCGCTTAGAAAAGTAATCCCTAGCATCAATATCGACGCCGTTAAAGGCTGTCGGCCTAGCTGAATCTACCATGACTCCTCCTATTGACCCAGCAAGGTCTTCAATCTGCGGTTAACAGTAGAACCCAGTAGGGTAGGCCGAGCGGTAGATGCCTCAGACGAAAGTCCCTGTTGTGATGTCTTAACAGATTCGGTGGACTTACGGCCGGCTGCCTGTAGGGAGGGCCGAGCGACAGCCGCCTCAGTAGTAACTCCCTGTGGGGATGTCTTCACAGTGGAGGAGCGTCCCGCACGGGCGGATGCCTGACTACTCTCCCTCTTCTGCGCCTGAACAACAGGATCATCGAAAAGACTAACAGGGTCTGTATCCTCATCAACCTTATCTGGTTCAGGATCTGGCTCCTCAGGGATAGCCTCAGGGTCAGCCCTTATACCAAAGCGGGAGGCGATAGTCTTATTTGGGTCTAGACTATTGAAAAATGCAGCAAACCTACTGGGATTGTCTGAGTTTAAAGCGTAGGCAAATACCTCATTCGCAGACTGTTGAGCAAACCCCTGTGGATTTTGCAACCCTAACTTCTTTAATTGATTTCGTTCAAACTGCGCCAGACTAGCTGACTGACTCGGACCAAGCTGTGCACCAGGCGCACTTCCACTTCCCATTACCATGTCTCCTCTAACGGATCATAATCTGATTGTGCTTTCGTGTTACGAGCGGCCGCCCCAACAGGGGTACGAATACTGGCAACATCTTCAGCGTAAGTAAATGCAAGTGCATCTGCAACATCGGGAGAGGGCAATCCCCTATCCCTTAATTTCTTTTTTGGCTCCAGTTTAATCTTCTCCGCAGTGGTGTGGCCAAACTCTCTTTGCGTCAACTGGTTCTTTAGCATCTGCCCGGTTCGGTCCAACCTGTCAGGCAAGCACAACTGGCCATGAATAGCTTCCTTCATCTTACCCCACATCTCATCTGCCTTCAGAGCGTAGGTAGAGGTATCCGTTGGCAGCCGGCCGGGGTGTACATCAATCGGTGCGTAGCCCAAGTACCGCATATGGTCTAGCGGAGACCCACCATAGCCGCCACCCGCATCAATGAATACAACAACCTCATGACCCTGAGCTTCATACATATTCTGTATTTCGATAATCTTACCGGCAAGACGCACTCCGTCGAGGCCGCTGCCTCTAAATACTGGGAAGGATCTTGCATCATTACCCTGGCGTGGATAGATAACTGACTCGTCATTCCCTTGTCGGGCGACATCGACTCCCAGTATAAGCGGTATGTTCTCATTGCCACCAAGCTCCCGACTTTGACACAAATCCACATCACCACTAGAAATGAACTGAGCCGAGCCAGCCGATGGGAACAACCCTCGCACACGAACTTTAACAATGTCATCTTCCTCCCCATAGTCATCAATCATTTCCTGGAATAATTCTTTATTTGTAATGGCCACATCACGACTGTCAATCGAGCGAGTGATGAACCTGTGCTTGAACCTGCCTATACAGTTCTCAAAGAAGCGACCACTATTCCTAGTCGGGTTACCAAAGTCGAACACCATTGGCTCGCCATCAGTTAGACCACCCTCCCGCACTTCATATATTTTTTCAGGGATACCCGATGCCTCGTCAAACAGATAGAATGAACTCGATGATACCGAATGCTGCCCCGCGAAGGCTTCACTATTTTCTTCCTTACACGTTTGGGCATCGACCCGCCACCTTTGGGGATGCTCCTTGTGGGATAAGCTCATGGCACCACGGCCGGTATTGTAATCAAACAGGTGCTTCGTCAAGGACATATTATGCCACTTACCTAGCTCCGACCACGTTTTAGCTTTAAGCTGATCGGCCGTAACAGCGGTAACTGTTCCTTTGCAGAATGGGCGGGTGTCCATGAGGAATTTGATGAGCCATGCCGAAAGCGTCGATTTGCCGATTCCATGGCCACTTGCTGTCGAGAACCTGATCGGCGCAACCGAGTTCCGGCCATCAAATCCCCTCTTCCTAATCTCCTCACCAAGCTGATCGAGAAACTCACAAGCCCAAATATCAGGACCATATACAGAATTAGGAAACCTGGTTGCATAGTCACCCCTAAGCTCAATGATCTGTATTGACGCATCAGTATCCCATGGAAAGTTGAACATCACATATTCCAAGGGCTTTGCGTAGAACTCCGACAAAGCATCCATCAACTGTGCGTCCGCACTCAACTTAACCATGTGACCTCCCTACCCAGAACCTATACGGGGTCCGCCTCTTGCCCAATCTCATCCTCTTCTTCCTCAGCGGCATTCAAAGCCGCCCTTGCCCTACCAGCTTGTAGACGCTCTACAAGGCTCATCTCACCATCAATTTTAATGTGGTCAGTAAACATTCCCTTAATCTTGGCTAGGTCGCGTAGAGCATTCGATTTATCCCGGGGGTCCACTGGGGTCAGCGCGCCTATGTCAGCCTTCTCGGCCATCAACTCGGCAGCCCCCTCAGGGTCTGATTCGTTTATAATGGCGACCTCACCCCGCAGGGGAGCAAAGGCTATCTTGACCATCTCAGCCATGATCCGCTCCTCGGTCAAGTCAAGTCTTTTCTCTACTCTGATTCTCTTATCCTCTCGGACCCTAACCCTACGCTCAATCTCTTTTTTAACTTGGGGCAGCCCCCACATGGAGTGGCTACCCCCTTCATCTCGGTAGCCTACCTTCGCAGCGGCTGCTTTTTTATTATAGCCATTTCTAAAATACTCTTGAATGGCATCCATCTGTTTGGGGCCGCATCCTCGGATTCTCGTAGCTGTGGTGGCCGTCTTATTACTCCTATATTTTTCAATGACTAACGGTTGATCCTGCTGCATATACGGCTCCTCTGTACCCCCATAGATATTCCGTAGCAAATGCCACTGAACCTCCCCTCAGATCGAGGGGAGGCCAGATGGCAGGAATCCGGGGGAGGAGGCCGAATCCCTACTATTTTTATCAGTGTATCATACTTTCAGGTGTTTGTCAAGTCCTACTCGGTTCCCTTGGTGGGCATCTTTATAACCCCCTGATTTTATATAATATACACGATTATACCCAAGGCCAATTCTTAAAATCTCTGCGCCGTCCCAGGGGTTATTGTGGACGAGGGGGGGCCAGGCCCCCCGAAGTCGCCCCAGGCGGTGGCGATTCAGCGGGCGACCGGCGGCGACCGGGGAGGCGACCCCACGCTATCCCACGCTATCAACGCCGACGCCGTATGATATCGCGCGCGTGTGGGGGATAGCGTGGGATAGCGTGGGCAAGCGTGGGGTAGCGTGGGGTAGCGTGGGCAAGCGTGGGCAAGCGTGCCCGTTTTTTCACACGGAGCGCGCGCACGCGCAGAAAAGGCATGAAATTAATAAATAAGTGAAAATAAAGCTTGACAAGTTACTAGACTTATACTATATTTAAACACGTTGGAGGCAATACAGCCTACCAGAACAGGAGATAGAAAATGGTGCTACTAGTCGGGTATTTGACATTGATGGTTTTAGTCTTTACCGTTACGATGTGGAGGTTTGGCGCATGAGGCAAACAATAACCAAAGAAGTAGCGGTGCGAGCGGTGGGTATCAATGTGGATGCCCCTGAATGTGTCATTGAACTGGATGTGCAGTATGAAATAATTGGTGCCACTCGTGAGATGCCACGACACATTGACAACCTTGAGTTCTACCTTGAGGGGGAGCTATTCGATTATGTGACGGACGAAGAACGAGCCAATATCGGCGATAGTATTCTAAACGACTAAGAGGGGGATAGAAAATGTCTAAACTTATCCAAATTGGTGGCGTGGGGTTATTGACGAACACGAGTAAAATGCCTTGTAAGTCTTTCGGCTTTAGCCCTGATAATTGTATCACGGGGGCGAAACTGGCAAAAATACCCGGCACAATTTGTAGTGAGTGCTATGCAATGAAGGGCAACTATTGCTTCAAGAATGTAAAAAATGCCCACAAGGTAAGATTTGAGGAGATGAAAAAAGACTTTCAAGCGTTCGAGGATTTAATGGTGCAGGCAATAAACAATGAAAATAACAAATATTTCCGCTGGCATGATAGCGGGGATATTCAAAGCGTGGAGCACCTGATAGTGATATTCAATGTCTGCCACCGAACGCCGAAAGTTAGACATTGGATGCCCACGAGGGAGTACAAAATCATCCGGCAAGCGGTCAGAGCTGGACTAGTATTCCCAAAAAACTTGATAATCAGAGTCTCCGCCACGAGCATCGACGGACCGTTACCGCACGGATTTGAGCATACCTCTAGCGTGCACAAGAATAGTGTGGCTCACGGCATCGAATGCAAAGCGTACACGAGGAACGGAGAATGTGGTAATTGCAGAAAGTGCTGGGATTTTAATGTCAAAAATGTATCGTATCCAGTTCACTAACCTAAGAGGGGGAGTACAATGTTGATAGGTCCGAACACACTAGCAGTTTTAAGCGGGGACACCACGAGCACTATCTCATCGCAAGAAAGGCAAACGCTCGAACGTATCATAAACACACACGACGAATTATTGGCGGCCGCTGATACCGTCGCATTCGAGGGGATACAAGCGGCGGAGTATGCCGGAGAAGAAATTCCCACGAGGTATATACGACTACGGGACGCAGTAGAGAAAGCGCGAGAATTTTAACCTACGTCAACAAAAGGAGAACAAAAAATGCTATCTGATAGTGAATTGGCCGCCCTAGTGGAACAGGAAGCGGATGATAATGACCGGGCGATGCTAGCATGGTTACAACGGAACGAAACAGGGAACACGGGGATAAAGAGGGCGACAAAGCACCTCTCACTAGAGCAGACTGATAAAATTGAAAAATAATACTTGCGCCGTGGTCTCAGGTGATGTATGGTCTTCTGAGACCACGACGGAAGGATTATCCTTCCCAAATAATCAGGGGGGCGACGAATGAAAATATTAGTGGCATGTGAGGAGTCGCAAGTTGTAACGAAAGCGTTCAGAGACAGAGGCCATAAGGCGTTCAGTTGTGATATTCAGGCGGCCAGCGGGGATTATCCCGAATGGCATTTGAAGGGGGATGCTGGCAATTACCTCTCATGGCAGTGGGATATGATTATTGCCTTCCCCCCGTGTACTGACTTGGCCGTAAGTGGAGCGCGGTGGTTCAAAGAAAAGCAGGCCGATGGTAGGCAACAGGCGAGTATCCATTTTTTCAATAAATTTACAAAAATCTCATGTGAGAAAGTAGCGATTGAGAATCCCATCGGGATTATGAGCACCTTGTACCGCAAGCCAGACCAGATTATACAACCGTGGCAGTATGGTCACGGGGAAACGAAGGCCACCTGCTTATGGCTAAAAGGTCTCCCCAAATTAACGCCCACAAATATCGTTGAAGGGCGAGAGGCGAAAGTATGGAAAATGGGGCCGAGTCCTGAGCGGGCTAAACTTCGCTCCAAAACTTACCAAGGCGTGGCGGATGCCATGGCCGAACAATGGGGGTCAAAATGATAAAGCAGACAGATACGGGCATGGATGTTAAATCACTGATGAATTGGTTCGGAAATCGTGACGTTGATATAAAAATTGGTAATAGGACCAAATTCAAGGTTGTGGGGACGTGGTTATTTATCCACAATTCCGCATATAAAGAGGTGGAACTATACGCCCTTGGGGACAACTATGGGGAGTGTGTTAACTCTTGGGATGCTAAAGATTTCAACTGGAAAAAAGCAAACTTGTTAAACATCATTGAGGAGGGGTAGGAAAAATGCACAGTGAACAGGAGTTAGCATTCGCCTCGTATACCGCCTTGATACTGGCTGAGGCGGAGGCTAAGGTTACAGGCGAGCCAAGTAGTATCAAAGTAGGACGGTACACACTAGGCACCATTGATAAAGTAGGATACGTGGAGTTGAAAATAAGAGGGGGTAACATCGATGAGCGAGCGTAGCAGAATGGAAAAAAAGTTAGTGGCGGCGATAATTGACACCGTGTACAATGATAAGGATAAGAATTATAAGAAGATTCTCGCCACTGTGCCCGGTGTGAAATCAGTAACTGTCGATTTAATATCGCTGAGCATGGGGGATAAAGTGTGGGAATTACCAGAATTAAAAGAGCAGGACATGGAGGCGTTCATGGCTTGGGGGACGCCTATATATTTCTGTGAGCTACACCGCGCCCGACTAGATACAAAAAAATACACCTTGACACTGGGGCGACTAGGGAACACTTTTGAGTATGTGATAGAACTTGAAAACCAGTGGCGGGAGTCTTATCCTGACCCCGCCTTTAACCAGTTGGAGCTATTCAATGAATAACGACAGGTATATCCACTTACACCTCGACCCTATCGAGGGCGTGAGCCACGACAGCATGATGATAACCGTCAAGCTGGAGGACGACGGCATTATCGTTGACGCATGGAACAACGGCGAGTGCCTCGCAACCACAGCGACAGAGTGGAGCGAACTTCAGCTACCGGCAGGACTTATCAGAACTGTCAACTCAGGAGAATATATCCATGAATAAAGTGTATAATAAGGGCTGGTATTGGTACGACCCGGTAGGCTATGATAAAACCGACCCGCCAGTGGGAGTGGAGCGTGGGGTGCTGGCGCGAGGTGATAGGGT